CAGCGTAGATAGCACGGCGTGGCTCTACGGAAACAGAGGCGGCTATCTCTATAAGTTCAACCCTCGCACAGGCTTAATGGAGCAGATAGACGCTCCGAAAAACTGCCGTCTGAAATCACGCGAGGGAGCGGTCAATAACTTCAACGAATGGGTGAAGTTCAGCGCATACGCCGAAAAGAACCTCTAATCAAGCATACTTATCAACTCATAAAAATATATCAACATGGAAAAGAAATCTTTAATCATCCTATCGGGAGGAATGGACAGTGTTACACTCCTCTACGACAAGAAAGAGGAGATTGCCCTTGCCGTCACTTTCGACTACGGCAGCAACCACAACAAGAGGGAGCAGGAATACGCTGCCTATCACTGCAAGCAGTTGGGCATTGAGCATATCATCATCCCCCTCTCTTTCATTCACGATTACTTCAAATCCTCTCTATTGGAGGGAGCGGAAGCAATCCCCGAAGGGCATTACGCAGCGGAGAATATGAAGTCCACCGTTGTGCCGTTCCGCAACGGCGTTATGCTCGCAATCGCCTGTGGGCTTGCCGAGAGCCGAGGACTTGACACCGTGCTAATCGCCAACCATTGCGGCGACCACGCCATCTATCCCGATTGCCGAGGGGCATTCATCACCGCCATGTCTGCCGCAATGAGCAACGGCACATACGCAAAGGTCAAGATAAACGCTCCTTACACCGACATCAGCAAGACCGACATCGCACGTATCGGCAAGATGATAGGCGTTGATTATGCCAAGACTTATTCGTGCTACAAGGGCGGCGAGAAGCATTGCGGCAAGTGCGGCACTTGCGTTGAGCGCAAGGAGGCTCTGCATGACGCTGGCATTGATGACCCGACCGAATACGAGGACTAACGAAGAAAGGAGAAATCTATATGTACTACGTTTCAAAGACAATGGAGGTCGCAGGGGCGCACTCCCTCAAACTCTCCTATGAAAGCAAATGCCAAAGCCTGCATGGGCATAATTGGATAATCACCGTCTATTGCAAGGCGGCGAAGCTGAACCAAGACGGGATGGTGTGCGACTTCAAGCATATCAAGAATAAGATACATGGCTATCTCGACCACGGCAACCTCAATGAACTGTTGCCGTTCAACCCGACCGCCGAGAACATCGCCAAATGGATAACAGACCAAATCCCCGAATGCTACAAGGCAAGGGTTCAAGAAAGCAGCGGCAACGTTGCTATCTATCGTGTGGACGAAATCAAGGGCGAGGAGGCGGAGCTATGAGAGTGAACGAAATCTTCTACTCCTTGCAGGGCGAGGGCAGATATACAGGCGTTGCGGCGGTGTTCATACGCCTTGCAGGATGCAATTTGCGTTGCGATTTTTGCGATACAGACCACGAGCCTTATAAAGACCTCACCGAAGAGGAGATAATACAGGAAATCGCAAAATATCCCGCAAATCATATCGTCATCACGGGCGGTGAGCCGACCTTGCAGATAACAAGGTCATTCATTGACAGGCTGCATGAGGCAGGGAAATACGTTCAGATAGAGACCAACGGCACAATCGCGCTGAAAGACGATTTGGATTGCTGCATCGATTGGATTACTCTTTCCCCGAAATACGCCAAGGTCAAGATACAGCGTTTCGATGAACTGAAAGTTGTCTATCAAGGGCAGGACATGAGCCAATACGATGAGCTGCAACCTGCCTGTATTGGCAACCGCTACTTGCAGCCGTGCGACCGCAAGGACAAAGAAAAGAACGCAAAGAATATCGCAGCAACGGTGGCTTTCATTGAAGCGCATCCCGAATGGCGGCTCTCTTTGCAGACACAGAAAATCATAAACGTAAGATAATCCCGAACTATGGATAAGATAGATTTCAATGAATATGATGCGGCGATAACAGCCCTTGCGGACAAAATCAAGGCTTCGGGCAATGCCTATACCGCCTTGATGCCTATCCCTCGCGGCGGCTATTATCCCGCAATCAAATTGTCGCCGTTGCTCGGTCTGCCAATCATCACGGCAGAGCCTACGGATAGCACTCTTATCGTGGATGATATTGTTGACAGCGGCAAGACGCTCGAACCGTTCACACAGCACAAGGCGGTGGTGTTCGCAAAGGAGTATGCCAAAGACAAGGTGCAGTATTATGGCGCAGTCAAGAACGATTGGCTGCTCATTCCCGATGAGAAAGAATGCGGCATCGAAGACCACATACGCCGTATGCTTGAATACATCGGCGAGAACCCGAACCGTGAGGGGCTTATAGGCACGCCCGACCGCATCTTGCGTATGTGGAAAGAGATATTCAGAGGGTATAATCCCGAACAGAAGCCGAAGATTACCACTTTCGCCAACGAAGATAAAATTACCGATATTGTCTTTGACAGCGGCGATTACTACTCCATGCGCGAACACCACGTGATGCCGTTCTTCGGCAAATACTACTTCGCCTATATCCCAAGCCCCAACGGGCGCATCCTCGGAATAAGCAAGGTCGCTCGTGTCGTGGGCTATTGCGCCGCACGGCTGCAATTACAGGAGCGTCTTGCGCATAACATCGTTGATATGCTTTCAGACGCTCTCAATGGTGACGCTATGGGCTTTGCTATCGTTATGAAAGGCACTCACCTCTGCAAGACGATGCGAGGGGTGAAGAACAGCGGCAAGATGAGCGTGGCGCACTTTACGGGCGTGTTCAAGTTCAATGCCGAGCTACGCAGGGAGTTTTATAAACTGATAGATTTACAAGGCAATGCCGTGGGCTAAATATTCAAAGGCTATGGTCGCGGAGTGCGAGGAGTGGGTTTCCAAGCACGGGCTAATCGACTATGGCGGCGCGATGCTCAAAGAGTTCTGCAAGGAGATGGGCATCGACAACAAGACCTATTATCACTGGCTCAAAGTCAAGGATGATTTCCGTGAGGCTATCGAACGCGCAAAGGCGGTGTTCAAGAGCAACCTCACGCACGACCTCACCATATCGCTATCGGAAGCCGCAAAGGGCTACGAGCGTGAGGAGGTCGTTACCGACTATGTGCCTAATCCGCAGGACAACACGCAGCCGATAATCAGAGGAATGAAGCGGCGAAAGGTGCATTATCCGCCCAACGTGGGAGCGGCGATATTCCTGCTCACCAACCTCGATCCCGAACACTACCAGAACAGGCAGCGCAATGACATTGCCGTGCGGAAAGAGGAAGAGAAAGAGATGACCATCGAGGAGATTAACGCAGAAATAGTACGTCTTGAAAAGTTGGAGAAATAGCGATGAAATCATCCGAAGCCGAGAAGAGAAAGAAAGTGATGAGGTTGCGGCACGAGCTTTTGAAGCGCGAAGCCCCGACCTCGTTTTCTCGTTTCCTCGGTTACAGCAACCCCAAGTATCAGTTAGAGTGGTTTCACAAGCTCATCGCCGACAAATGCCAATCGCTGTTGGAGGGCAGGATAAAGAACTTGATGGTATTCATGCCGCCGCAGCACGGAAAGAGCGAGATAATATCCCGAAACTTCCCCGAATGGGCGTTTGGGCAAGACCCGAACTTGAAGATAGTCGGCTGCTCCTATTCCGCAGACCTCGCCGAGCAGTTCAGCCGCTCGATACAGCGTATCATCGACAGCGAGGATTACAGGGCGATATTCCCCGATACCTGCCTCAATGGTTCGGGCGGACAGTACTACAAGGGCTATATCCGCAACGTGGACTTCTTCGAGTTCGTGGGGCATCGAGGCTTTTACAAGGCGGTGGGCGTGGGCGGCGCATTGACAGGTACGCCTGTTGACATTGCCATTATAGATGACCCCGTAAAGGATGCGGCGGAGGCGTACTCAATCACCTATCGGCAAAGGGTGTGGGATTGGTATAACACCGTCCTCACCACACGTCTGCATAACAACAGCAAGCAACTGTTCATTATGACGCGCTGGCACGAGGATGACCTTGCAGGGCGCATACTGAAAGCAGAGCCTAACGAATGGGAGGTGCTTGCCATTCCCGCCCTGTGCGAGCAGGAGAATGACGG